CGCTGCCGTAACCACTTTGTCCATGTAGGCGGCTACGTCGTTTTTCTCAAACGCTTTGCCAAGTGAATAGACGTTAGAAATGAGCAGATCGCTTGCGGCAGCGAGATCCATATCGCCCGCCGCCGCCGCATTCAGCAGGGTCGGCAGGGTATCAAGACTGTTTTCCAGTTGCACACCTGCCTGTGTCAGCGATAAAAATGCGCTTGCCGCATCGCTGGCCATATACCTTGTGTCTGCGCCCGCCTGTCTGGCCGCGTCGCCGATGGTTTGCATCTGCTTTGGGCTGTAATTTCCCGCCGCCTGAATTTTGCGCAGAATATCGTCGTAGTCGGTGTAAAGCGATGTGCTTGTTTTGATCGCCGCAATAATCGGGGCGGTCATCATGGTCATCGCGCCGCCGATTTTGCTGACGTTATCGCCGAAACTCTTGATTTTCTTGGCGAGCGTGTCCAGCGAGCCGTCCGCCTTGCCGTAGACGGAAATAACACTTTTCAATTCCTGCTGTTTCCTGGCCATTTTCCCGCCTCCTTTCTCACTTGAATACGCCGAAAATCATGCCTTCTCCGTCTGCAAATTCGCAGAAAAGAACAATGTCGCCAGCCTTCACCTCTCCAATCGCGCCGAGCGGCAAGGTGTTCACGCCGTCCCGATCAATGCTTTCCACGATCCACTTGCCGTCTTCGGTCTGCCGCGCCGCTCTTCCGCGTTCAATCACCGTCCCGTAGGTCATGCTTTTCCTCCAAAAAACAAAATCCGCTGACGTCAGCGGATTTGAGAAAAACGTTTCAAATTTTGATGCTCGTCACATATCGGTAAAGCGTAAGCAGCGTCTTTCGGTGGATAAAGTCGTGTGCACATTGGTGTACAAACCACTTTCCGCTTGCTGCGCCGCTCCCCAGCACGCAAACCCGGCTCATCGCCGCCAGTCCCGCGTTCAGCGAAATTTCCCGTGTATAAATCTCACTTTCCATGTTTCTGCTCAATAACAAGCCGCGCGCCGCGCGCATCGCCTGTTCTGTGGAGTAGATTTGTTCGTCGGTCAAGGTCTTGCTTGCGCTGCCGGAAACCGATGTATCTTCCGCCCTCGCGATGAGAAGTCCGGTTCTGACAGTCATATACCGGCACTTTGGCATTCTGACCAGATTCGGCCTGCTTTCCTCGTCCAGCACAGCCTGTGCGCCGTCGCCAGAAAAAAACGTCTGGTAATCAATCGCAAGCAGATACCCGTCTGAAAGTTTGATGGTCGCGCTTTCCAGCTTCAACACATGTGCAAGAAACCTCGGCCATGTCTGCCCACGGCGCACCACACGGCGCAACACGGTTTCTCCTTTCACGCCGTAGAGCTTCACACCTTTCAGCCCCATCTCCTTCGCTCCGATTTTGAGCAAATCGGTCAGTGAGATGTTCTCGTAGCAGTTCCAGCCTTCCTGCCGCGCGGCGTAGGGCAGGCTCACCGCATTCAGGGTTACGCCACCCATGCGCGTCTTTACGTCGCGAAGCTCCATTTCCCCCGTCGTGAATCCGCCTTCCGTCATCTCGATTCGGAGTCCCTGCCGGATATCCCATTGGTCAAGCAGCCTGCCGTCTGCCAGTGTGACGCGCAGACTGTCTGCCTGTCCGCCCGCGCTGTCCGTAACGACAGCCTCCGTGATTTCTTTTTCAATGTCTTTTTGTTCAATATATAGTTTCACGTTTTTTCGTTCCTTCTTTCGCTTTCCTCTTGAAGGATTTCGCAAACCGCATTTTCCAGCCGGATGTATTCGAGAATGGGCATATCCAGCAGCATAGGATATGGCGTGCAGGTGTACCGCCCGACCAGCACCATGTTTTTTACAGACCCACTTTCGTCACCAGTTTCGACGATGTAAAAAAAGCGGCAGCTCTTTCCACCATGGCATCTGTGTCCGCAATGCATGCCTGTTCTTCAAGGTCATGCGCATCCAGTCCGCTAATAGGCCGCTCTACTTTGTCGTGCATTTTGTAGTACAGCCTGAGCGCCTGTGTGCGGCTGATGGTGTTCATGTCCCGGTTGCTTCGATCTGCGTCCATGCAGGCGATAAACTCCCGGCTTGTGAGTACGGAGAAATCATAGTGCAGTTCGCTGACTGCCTCGCCTCTGCTCCGCATCGGCTGAAAAAGGTGAAGCACGCCCGCCGACGCCTCCCTGAGCCTTTCCGCCGCAACCCTGCGCCATGCCTGCGCGCGTTCTTCTTCGCTGTATTTTTCAAGTTCCTCTACAGACATCTGCATCAGCTCTTCAATCGGCATTTCCAAAAGGTTTTTCATTTCCTCTCTCATGGTCTTTCCTTCCCTTCGTCTTTTCTTGCTTTTATCATTATAGCGTGACCCATCGGCTCAAATCGTATCATTTTTCCCTGCAATGACAACAATGACAAAAGAAAGAAAAGAGCGGTTTCCCGCTCTTAGGTCAGTTCAGAATCCTGTTCAGCGTACCCGCATAATCCTTGCCGTTGATCTGCAAAATACCTGCCAGCGCGTCAATCAGGATGATGGTTTTTCCGTTTTCTTCTTCCTCGTACCGCTGTACGCTGTACTGCACGCTCATACCGCGCGGGTTGCCCCGCTCAATCGAACCGCGCGATACCTTCATCGGGGTGCCGGAAAAACGCACCTTGGTCGATTTGGGCTTCGAGTTGCCGTTCGCCGTGGAGATAACCTGCCGCGCCATGCGCAGCTCGATCTGGTGCAGCTCAGGCGTGTTCAGACCGTCGCATCCGTTTCCGTGGTTGTGGTTGATCGTAACCGTCATAGCGCTGACCTGATAAGGGTTTACGATGTTGATCTTGGCCGTCGCGCCGGGAATGTCCACTTCGTCGCTGACAAACTCAATTTCGGGCGTGTCCACGCTGGTCACGTCCTCCACCTGCGTAGAGCCGTCAAAAAGGCGCTGGTCAATCACCTTGTTGTGCACCTGCTTGTTCATGCTCATGCTTTCCTTCCTCCTTTCACTCGTTGAGCGCAATCAGCTCGTCGTAGTAGGCCACAAGCCCTTCGTCCGTGCGCTGCACCGTGCCCGTGATGCTCTTGATGTTGATGTTCTGCGTGATTTCCCAGCGCATGGCAAAATCACCGGCAAGCATATCCGACTTCACGCTGTCGTTGAGCACAAAATAGGCTTTGCCGTAGAGCAGCGCGCCGACGGCAACCAGCGCGTCAAGGTTGGCCTGTTCCTCTGCCGCAATCTGCTGAATCCGGTTGACGGAAACCACCTTGTCGATCTCATCCGCGCGTCGAATCTGGAAATCGTTTGCAAGATGATACATCATCATCAGCGTGCTTTCATACAGGTTCAGCGCGTTCGCGTTGCCCGGAACGTAGCTTGCGCAATGGCTGCCCCAAAGCACCCATTTCCCGCCATGGTAAACCGCGCTGGTAATGCCGTACTGCCCCAGCGTCTCATCAACCAGTTCCTCGTCAAGCACAAGGGAAATTCCCTCTCCGTAGTACGGTTTGCCGGAAATGAGGATGGCCGTGTTGCTGGCCGTCTGGTACGGCAGTTCATTCGCGGCGTTTTCGAGCGTCTGCAAGTTGGCCGCGTCCAGCACCGAAAGGTGATACAGCCGCCCATCCACGCCGGCCCAGCGCGGCCAATGCGTCTTTTCGTTGTCGCGGTTGTAGCCTTTGCTCTCCTTCCACGCTGCTACGCTGGACGGCTTGAGTGCTTCGCTCTCATCGTTCTGAAGCGGCAGGTCCGTGAACATGAATACGTCGAAATGGCCGCCGATCTGGTTGCAGACCGTCTCCATCGCCTCATGGACAGTGGGAATGTGCGAAAAACCAGGGCAAAGCAGCCGCGTAGGAATTTTGCCCGTCTCCTGATAAACGTGGCGGATGAGGTACAATCCGCTGTTTGTGCCTTCGTTGTCCGTGTCGCCGATCACATCCGCCGCTTCAATGCCCGGCGTCACTTCGTCGTAGGTGATGGACAGGCTGCCTTCAAGCGCGCCCTTACGCAGTCCGCGCAGAATGATCCTTTCACTCACATAGTCATACGCAAGGGTATAATCCACGTCCCGCGTCTTGCCCGTTACCGTAAAGCTGTCAAGAATCACATTGCCCATGTCGCCGAGAATGGCCTGATTGGCCGTTGCCTGAACCGTGGTCTCCTTGTTCTTCTTCTTTGTGGCCGGGTTGAAAACGTTGATGACGACAATCGGCCCGTTCTCCGCCAGTACAAAGTGCGTATACAGCGCTTCGCACAGGTCGTAGTTTGCCCAGTCGTCGGTGTAGCCGACTGCCTTAACCGCCGACGCAAAGTCCGTCAGCAGAATCGGCTTGTTCACATTTGCGCCGCCGCCCGCAACGGTGTGAACCGGCAGAGCGCCGACGTAAACCGGCGCATAGTTGCCTTTGCTGGCCGATGCCTCATGCGCCTCATCCATGTTGAACACCGCATAGTTGCCGTGCTTATACAATTTTTTCACACTCCTTTTTAATCAAGCAAAGCCGAAAGCTCCGGGCTTTGCATTTCTCTGTTCAGTCCGATAAGCGTCACCTGCACAACGCCGAAGTATACCGGCCTTCTATCGCTGACGGATTCGTTCTCCGTCAACGGCTCGATAATGATGCTGTCGTCTTTTACCGTCATGCCAGCGATGCTCAACGCGGCATGGATGGCGGATGCCGTGTCCTCCATCCATTGCCACAAAATCATGCTGCCCGTGTCCATTGCCTCGTCCGTCAGCAGCATCTCGTGTGGGTCTCCGTCTTGGATGGGTTCTCCCTGCGCGTTTTCTTTCTGCCGAACGGTCATCCGCTCTCCGGGGTCATAGACGGCGTGAATCAGGTTTAGCGTCATGGTACTGCCAACATTTTTCGGCCTTGAACACTTTTGTCGGCTGTCCAGATATTCGCTCGTCTCTGCATACGGCTTGAACGATACGCCCGTAATGAGGATGCTGGGCGCAACAGAGTAGGGATTCTTGATGTCCCTTGCGCGCGCAGGGTAATTGTCGCCTCCGAAGCAGTTCGGTTCCGCCCATTTCACATCATAATCCCTGCCGCGCGGAACAGGGGTTTTCATCTGCCGTCCTTTGCAGCAGTTCTCGTAAACCCAGTCGCGCAGCATGTGCCGCTTCTCCTCGTAGGTCAGGCCGCCGCGCGCCTGCGCCCGGTTTTCCGGCATGGGGACGGATGCAAACTCGCGTTTCATAAAATCGTTCTCGCCTCCGAAGACCGCAGTTCGATGATCCATTCGCCTTCATTGTCCGTAACCTGAATTACAGCGTAAAGCCTGCCGTCGAATGTTATCATTTCCCCTTCAAGCGGCGTATCGGCGAGCTGTCCGTCCGGAACGCGAAGGGTGATAAGATGCACGCCCGCATCCCATTCGATGGATATGGCATTCATGTTCTTATTCTTCTGCCTGTCCTCGCCGTCAACGATGCAGAGGATTTCTGTGCCATTGAAACTGTGCCGCCGTGCAAATTCGCTTTCTCGAAAGAAAATGTGGGTTACATCCTCTTTCAAGCGTTCCGCAAGGCTCACGCGCGCGCCTTCTTTCTCTTCGCAGACCTGACAGGCGGTTCTTCTTCGACAATTCCTTCTGCCGCGTCGATTTCGGGCAGCGCGTCATCGTCGTCCTCTTCGTCCTCAGTCAGAATAGGCCTTCCCGGTTCGCCCTTTGGGCCGACCGGATCGCCATGGTCGCCAGCCCCAGCCGTCGCCTGCGTATCAAAATCCGCTGACGTCGGCGGATTTTCCTCGTACACCGTGCGAATCGCTCCTGCTTCGGCAAGGCGCTTCCACGTCGCGTCATCCACTTCCGGCAGTCTTTCACCGGGCTTGTAGCGCTTATTCCCGATTCCGACGTGCCATACCGCAAAAATCGCCATTGTGAACCTCTTTTCTCGTTATTCGGTTTCTTCTGCGCCTGTCCCTTTTAGGCGCTTTCGGCACATTCGAAGGAACGGCGCTTACAGCACCGTTCCGATTGCCCATGCGTCCACGTCGTAGGGAATGATCGCCGGTCGGCTGGTCAGGCGCTGCATCACGCTGTCCCCGCCCGTCTTGGAGTAGCGGAACGGCACTTCTTCCTTGGCGTAAATCTTCGGCAGTTCGCCTTCCTTTTCGACCTGCGCCACCGGGCCGAACATCGCGCGCAGAAGTTTCGGCGAACCCACCAGAATCTTTCCCTTGGGGATGTAATTCGCCGCTGCGCCTTTAAGCGTTTCGCGGTACTGTCCCATGTAGCAGTACAGCTCAACGCCGTTGGGCAGTGTGCCGATGTGCTCCGTACCCCGCTGCAAGTCCGCCTTCCCCGGCTCAATGCGACCAAAGTACGCATTGCGCGTATCAAGCATTTTGAGCAGTTCCGGATCTTTTTCGATGAAGCTCCGCACTTCCGGTCCGAACACGGCGATGCTGACGGTTCCGTTTCCTTCGTGCACCATGTCCCCCATCGCGCGGAACGTGTCGTACACGCTGTACCCGGCTTCTCCCCACTTCTTGTCGGGAATGTACTTGTTGGTGAAATTGAACTGCGCCTGACGCACGGTCTTTGCCGTCAGGCCGCCGTCCAGATACTCCACAATGTCAAGCTGACCGTTGAAAAGAACCTGCGCCGTCATCCATTCCTTTCGCATCTGAATCGAATACCGCAGGTCGGCAAGATCCTTCGCCATAATCCGCGCAAGGCGGCTCTGCGGGTCAAGGCTGCCGTAAACCTCTTCGCCGAAACTGCGCTGTTCGGCGTAGTCCTTGTGCACGACAATGCGCTCCGGCGCAATCGTCGGGAAGGTCATGCCCAGCGTTTCAAACGTGTCGCGCTCAAGGGTCTTGCCGCCTGCGCCCGGCGTCACAAAAGGCGCCATCGCCACACCGTTCTTGCGGTAGTCCCAGTAAGCGTCCTCGGCGAGCACCGCGCCCTCGTTCTGCACGAACGTGTCATAGAGAAACGTGTGAATCGGCGGCGTCTTTTCAATCGCCTTAATCTGCTTCTGCACATCATACGTGATGGATGCCATATCTTTTTTCCTCCTTTTTTCCATGAAAAAAACGCCCCGCGTTTCGCGAAGCGTTTATGAAGCGTTTATGAAGTGGTTGAAATTAACCGCCCGCAACCTCGTTGTTCAGTTCGCCGTCCATGTTGTCGGTCGTAATCCCCTGACGGCGCAGTTCCAACAGATCCGCCGCTGTCAGTTTGCCCGTCTTGAGCGAGAGTTTGCCCTTGAGAAAGAAACCATGGGAGTAGGCAAGCGCACTGGGCGCAACTCCCTTGACCTCGCTGCCCGTCTGCGTGTCGCTTTCAAGCACCGCGCAAGCGCCGTCTGCCATCTTGCCCGTTTCGGCAGGCACATAAAGCCCGTCCGCGCCCATCTGGATAATCGTTCCGCGCGCGAGCAGTCCGCTTCCGGGCTTCACGGCTACGCCGACCGTGCGCTCCGTGCCCGTTCCGGCCAACAGAGAAAAATCTCTGCTCTGTCCAAGGTTTCCATACATTTCCTTCGCTGCCATATGATTCCCTCCAAATCGTTCGTTTCGTCCGCTATGCCGTTTCCCCTGTGGCGGGGAATTGCACATGACGGGTTAATACCGTCGCTGCGCGCTTGCCATCATCTGAGCCAGCGCGTCGATTTCGTCTTCGTCGCGTCGGGCGGGGTCGTTGTCCTTGGATTCGCCCGCCTTGACGTTGCTCATTCTGCTTGTTTCTTCCTTGCGCTTGGCCATATAATTTGCGCCATCGTTCTTATCCGAGGCTTTTTGACTGTTGCGCATCTGCGTCAAAATCGCCATTGCCGCCTCCGGCGCGCTCATCGGCGTTTCGCCGTATTTCGCCTCGGCGATGATGTCCCGGCTCGATTCGTCGCAGATGTCGTCCAGTGCCTTCATGCGGGCGCGCTCCTGCTGCACACCCTCGTTGCGTCCGGCCTGCATGATGCTTTCCACCAGCTCCGGCGCTTCCTTCTTCAGTTCTTCCAGCGTCATACTCTTTTTTTCCTCCTTGTCTTTATTGCAAACCACGCCGGAGATGGGCGTGCTCTTGCCGTTGTTTTTGTTCATGTGGGCGACACGCTCTTCCCGATGGGGACGCGGCTTATAGCCCAGCATGCGCGCAATCGCCGCTTCTTCTTCATCGCTCCGCGCCGCGCACATCGTAATCACGCCACCTTGCGGGGCGATGGGCGCGATATCGTCTGCCAGACCGCAGATAACCGCTTCCTCTGGCGTCATCCACGTCTCGTCCTTCATCATCTGGCCGATTTCCTCTGCCGTCTTTCCCGTCATGCGGCTCGCGTAAAGCCCCGCCACGCTGTCCGCGCGCTTTTGCAGCGCCTCGCCGTAATGAATGATTTCCTCCGGCGTTCCCTCGGCCATCCCGCGCGGCATGTGAATGAGAAATTCCGCGCCCTCGTAAGCTGTCACCCTCGTGCAGGGAATCAGCAGCAGCGTCGCCGCGCTCGCACATTCCATGCAGTACGCATGTTTTTCCTTGGCGGCGTGCTCCTTGAGCAGCCTCATCATCGTCATGCCCTCGTCCAGATATCCGCCCGGACTGTCGATGTAGATGTTCAGCGTTTCAGCGTCTTTCACGCTGTCAAGCGCGCGTTGCACCTGTTTGCCGCTCGTCTCGTTGAGTTCTTCCCATGCCCAGCTCGTGATCGGACCGCTGATATACACGTTTCCGACCTTGGCGTCGTCGGCGCTCATTCGCGCCTCAAAAAACAGCTTAGGCCGATTCATCGCTTGTCACTTCCTCCTTCATTGCTTCCGTCTCGTTATCCGCTTCCTCGTCGCCTTCCGGCGGTGCGTTTGGATCTGGCGCATCCGTTTCGCTCCCCTGCTCGCCGCCCATCGCGATAAGCTCGGCGCATGCGGCAACTTCGCGCTTGCGCTGGATGATGTTTTCGTTCCAGTCGCTCCCGTTGAACTCTGCTGCTTCCCGCTCCTGCGTGGAGAGATTCAGCAAAATCCGCTTTTCGGCGGCGCTGACTTCCTTGAGCGGGTCAAGCTGCTGCATCGTGCTGCCAATCCAGTTGCATTTGCACCAGCTCGCGCGAATCACCGGGTCGTCAAAAAAACCGGGCGCTTCAATGCGTCCAATCGCGATGGCTTCGGCAAGAAATGCCTCATAGACCGGCTGGCAAAAATCCGCAATGAAATCCCGCCGCGCCCTTGGAATTTTGCGCCAGTATTCCGTCAGCGCCCCTCGGCTCGCGCTGTACGATTTGGTAAATGCTTTGAGCAGAATTTCCTTGGGCATCTCCACGCTTGCGCCGATCTGTGTGCAGACCGCATCTACAAACGTGGAAAATGCAGAGTTATTGCGGGTCGGGCTGACCCCTTCCGGCTTCTGTCCGGGGGCAAGCTCGTAAATCGCGCCTGCGCGCATATGGAGCGCATTTTGCGGCGCTCTGCTTGTCGTCTGCTCGTCGTCCTCAACAGAATCGTCAACCGCCGATGCGATGTTGTTGTCGTTGGGGTCGCTTGTGATAAAAAGGGTAAACATCGAGGAAATCAGGCTGGCTGTCAGCTCCGCGTTCAAATACCGCTCAAGCTGCTTCACCTGCTCGATCACCGGTGCCATCATCGGCACACCGCGATACTGCTCCGGTCTGTCCGGCACATAAATGTGAAGTACATTCGGCATGCCGGTGTCCTTTCCGTAGGCTTCAATACGGGTGTATTCGATTTGTCGTGTGTCCGTTTCATTCAGCGGATGGCGGCTGGAAAAGTGATAAGCGACTACGCGCCCCGTGTCGCTTTCCACCTCCACGCCGTCTACAATGCGCGCGTTCCCGCTGTCCGCGTCCTTGCTTGTGCTCTCTCCGTTGCTGTCCGGCGTACCCATTCTGTCCGCTTCCAATAACTGAATGTGCAGCGCATATGGGCTTCCGACCGATTCGTACATCGGCAGAAGCGCGATAACGTCGCCGCTTGTCAGCATCGACCGAAAGGCAAGGCTCTGAAGCTGGTAAAAGTTTTTCTTCTCCGCCGCGTCGCAGAATTTGCTCCCCGACCAGAAAGAAAACTCTCGCTTGGCTATTTTCTCCCATTCCTTCGCCGCTTCCTCCGTTAAGCCAAGCGCTTCGTAGTCGATTGCGGGTTTGGGGATCAGCCCCGTTCCGATAACCGTTGTCGTCTCCGTGCTGACGCCTGCTCTGGCAAGGCCTCCGCCCATGTCGAGGTCTCTTGCCCTTTGCCGGAGTGTTGCACCGTTCAGGTCGCTGTCGTCCTCCGGCGAACCGCCAGAAAACATCCACCCCAGCATGGAGCTTTTGGTCTTGCTTGCGCCGTGGTTGGCGTAACCGGCTGCCATCTGTGCGCCGCCCCTGCGCTTTTCGCTTCGCGCCCCATGCTCAGGCGGCGGGCCTTCACGCATTCGTTTTCTTTCCTCGCTCATGCTCTACCTCTTACAAATCGTAAGGGACCACGACGCGCACGCCGCGCGCACGCTTTGTCCCTTCCAGCACGTCCAGCATATTTTCGTAGTTGCGGATCTCGGCGTTCACCTCATCAAGCGACAGAAATGTGACGCTTCTTGATCCAACGGTATAGCTTGCCGCCTCTCCGGAAAGAATGCTTTTTTTGCACTTTTTCAGCACGTCGAGCATTTCCTTCACTTCCTGAATTGTCATCGCCATGTTCGTTTCTCCTTACTCAAATTCCGCCTGAAATTTGTCTGGCTTTCGGTACAATCGGTTTTCTGCTTTCCCGAATGATCTGATTCTCGCCTTTCAGCCTCTTTTCGATTGCGTCAAGGTCGATCTGGAATCCGTAAAAGGCCGCCTGCGCATAGTTGGTGCAGTCAAGGGGTTCGTTTCGCGCGTTCACCGTGCTGTCCTCCACCCATACGGCCACATTTCGGCCTCCCCGGCTGTGAATCTCCATTTTTTCCGCGAAAAGCCCTCGAATCGCGCCCAGCGTATAACCGGCTTCCGGCGCGGCGGGGAAATGGCTGTACCACGGCCCGGCTTCCTTCACGTTCAGGCTGTATGCGATCTTTTCCTTGCCGCTGTCCACGCCGACGATAAAGAGCATAATGCCCTTTTTCCGCTTCATCTCGCTGGACATTTTCACATATTCCTCGTCTTCGCCGCCCTTGCCCTTGATGGCGAATACCCGGCGCGCCGTGCGCATGGCGCATTCGCGGTATACCGCGTCTTTGCAGTGACCGCCGGAGTCGATGAACGTGGTCAAAATCCGCATCCGCTTCCCGTCCGGTCTCTTAAATTTTCTTTCAAGCAGCTTGTCCAGTTCCTTCCAGACCGCCCGGCTTTCATCATCCGGCCTTCCGGGGATGATGCCGCGCATGATGCGCCAGTTTTCATGTTCGCGTCCCCATCCGATGATTTCAAATTCCAGTCGGTTGTCCTGCGTGTCTACGCCCATCGTCAGCACCAGAACGCCGCTCGGCACTTCCGCGCTGTATTCCTCGCGCCGGGCGTAGATTTCCTCCGCTGTCGTCAGCCGCGTCGTGTCCTGCTTCCAGCATTCGCCCAGCCGAATATTGGTGAACGTCTGTTCGCGTTCCGGTATTCCCTTTGCCTCCAGATAGAACCGCATAATGCGCTTCCATCCTGCCCATGGAGAAACGAACGCATTGAGGTGAAACGAGCGGACACCCTTTTCCAGTGCCCGCTCGTTTCGCGCAATGTATTTTCCTTCCTGCGCCATCATGGCGCGCTCAGTGTGCTTTTCCTTGCAGTTGGGGCAGCACCAGAGCACTTTTTTGATTTTATATTGTTTTTTCCCGCCCGCCTCATATTCTTCATAGTCAATGTCAAAGTCGGGCAGGCGCATAAAGGAAAAGGCCCCGCACGACGGGCAGGGCACACACCATTCCTCCTGCGTTCCGTTTCGATAGGCTTTGTCGATTGCGCTTCGCCCCTCGACGGTCGGCGTACTGACCTTGACGATTTTGCGGTTGTAGAACGTTTCTGTTCGGGCTGTCGCCAAATCGACAGGATCACCCTCGCCGCCGACGCTGGCCGGGTAGGCGTCCACCTCGTCGAGAAAAAGGAAACGCACGGGCTTGCTTCGCAGTTCGCTTGCGCTCTGCGCGCTGGCGATCACCAGACTGCCGCCCGGAAAGGCTTTCAGTCGGATCGTGTTGCTCGATACGCGCGTTTTCGCCGCGCTCACCTTGCCTTTCAGCACCGGGCAGCACTCCACCATCGACGCGATGCGCTGCTTTGAAAAATCGTCCGCCGTGCTCTGGCTGGGCTGAACCATCATCATCGGTCCAGGATCAAGGTCGATGCATCGCCCCATCATGTTCATCAGAATTTCGCTTTTTCCGCATTGCGCGCCACTTTTGATAACAATTTCCTCGACGCCCCGTTGCGTAAAAGCG